CTGGGTGTATGTGATCCTCACGCGCGAACCGGACGGCAGTTCCCGCAGAAGCTGAACCCTCGACCAGCGGCGTTGCCGTACCGGCCTGGCCGATGACGAACGCCGTGGTGGCGATCTGGGTGGTGTTGGTGTCCACCGCAGCCGTCGGCGCAGTGGGCGTGCCTGACAGCGCCGTTGACTCAAAGATTGAGGTGCCCGAGGTGGTGAACGCCGTGGACTCCACGCCTGCGAACGTCGCGGCCCCAGCGGCAGAGATGTTGGCAACCGCCGTGCCGCCGTCGTTCTTGAACTGCATAAGGTCAGCGGCCTGGCTGGCGGTGCCGATGACGGTCAGCGGGACAACGGCGGTGCCTGAGGATTCCAAGGTGACGAAGTCGGCGTCGCCGTCGATGGCCGCCAAGCGCTGGGCCACCGTGTCATACGCGCCCGAAGGATTCGTGCCGAGTTCCCCCTGCACCGCCTCCATCGCCGATTCGATGTCGTCGTGCCGCTCAGAGTGGGTGCGCGAGGTGGAGTCGTTGTCACCGAGGTTGGTGGGCGATTCCTCAGCAAAGTTGTCCAGTGCGCCGGGGTACAGCGTCGATCCAGCCATGAGACTCCCTTACGCGATTTGGTAGAAAAGGTGAACGGCTTACCAGTGCCCGATAGGGCAGGTAGCGTCCTTCAGCCAGGTCTTGACAGCCATGAAACAGCCACACTCACGACAGGTGCGGGTCGGCTTGAATAGCCTGTCGCAATCCTTGCAGGTGTTGAGGCGCTCGTCGCGGATGCTTCTGGTGGTGTAGTTGTCAGAGGACAACAAATCCATGGGGCTGACTTGCTTGGCGTGCTCATCGGTGTAACCACCCTCAGGCAGTCGGCCTTCACGAACAGCGGCTTCATACTGCTCTTGCAGGTAGTCCTCCATGTTGACGGTCATGTCACCTTCCCCCAGGTGTTGCCGATCAGGGTGTAGCCGGTGCCGTCAGTACCGTCGGAGTAGTTGGTCCAGCGCCAGTTCCAACAGGTGACGGTCAGTTGGAAACAGTTACCGGGGCACGCGCCCCCACAAAAGTTGTCGGGAGCCAGCGAGCCGGGAGCGCCGCCGCACTGGTTGCCTGCGGTGCTTTGGATTGTTCCTGCCGGGCAGCACAGATCAGGCCGCGTACCGCAGCCGGTGTCCGTCAAGCTCGTATTGACGCTAGTCAAGACGCGCACGTTGGGAGCAACCCGCATCGTTGTAGTCGGAGAAACGGGCAGGCCGCTGGCGTAGGCGGCCGTGATGGTGGCGTTGTCGCTGACGCTCGTCAACAGATCGTTTGTTCTGGTTGCACCCGTAACGGTGTAGAACAGCGCAGCGTTGTAATTCGTGATCGTGAATTGACCATCAGCGGTGTAAGACAACGTCGGCGTCGGGGCTGGCAGGCTGATACCGGCAGCAGCTACAAGAAGCCTCACGCCGACAACTGCCCCGACAGATACCAACTGTTCGTGGCCGTCTTGACCAGCACCGCCAACGCGCCGTTGCCCGCCAACTTGGTCAACGAACCGAACGAAGTCACCGTCACCCCTGAGGCCGGGCTGATCGTCACCTGACCTGCGCCGGTTTGCAGCAAGCCGATCTGGGTGCCGACGGCGTAGGCCACCGAGGCGTTCGTGGGAACCGTCAGCGTGATCGCTGAAGCGTTGGACAACGTCACCAGGCCGCCTCGATCCGCAAGCACCAGGGTGTAGGTGGTGCCGGTCTGGGCGTTGATGTCCAACTCATTGAACGCCTCGTTCAGGTCAGCCGCGCCGAGTACGTCACCGGCATTGAAAGCAACCACGAAGAAACCTCCTACGAACCTGGGGCAGCTGAGAAACGGAACGTCACGCGGTGGCGGCCCGGCGTCACCTGATGCTCAACGCCTTCCACCGTGGCGATGCGCTCCACTCGGGCGTTGACTCCATTGGGCTTGAACCGCACCCGCACCACATCGGTTAGGTCTAGCGCCAGCAGCGAGGCCACCTGCGCGGTCTGCACACCGGACAGATCCACGGTCACCTGGTTGAACCGCACCACCGGCTGCTGGTAGCGCTGCACCAGGTACTCGGCCAGGTCCTCAGCGTCGCTGCTGCTGTGGAGCAGGTCGGCGTTCAGTTGCAGCGACACCACGCCATAGGCGTCCTGGGAATCAAGGTTCTGCTCGGTGAAGGTCGCGGTGCCGTGGGTGACGGTCACCAGGTTGCGCACCTGATCCATGCCCAACTCCATGCCGATGCCGACATAGGGCACGCGGATCTCGGTCGCCGATCCGACAGTGACCACGCCTTGAGGCTGGTCGGTGAACACCACGTTGGAGGTGAGCGCTGGCGGCGGGTAGGCGTAGTCGGTGGTGGCGTCGTCGTAATCCACGGCGGCGTCGTAGGCTGCGTCATCAATACCGGGCTGGCGAGTCTTGAACGTCACCAGGCCGTTGGCGGCGATGAAGAAATCGCCAGCCTCCACCTGCTCGATCTGCTGCAGGTAGGCCAGCGCGTTGGTGTTGTCGGCCACCGTGCCCGCCGCGAGCACCAGCGACGAGCTGGCCAAGTCGCGCTTGGCTGGCGGGAACGCCACACCGGATGCGTCCAGCACCGCGTCAATGCGCTCATTGGTGGTGGCAGTGCCTTGGGAGAAACCGCCGATGTCCTGACGGGCGAGCAGGGAGAACCCGTCCACCGCTGACACGCTGGTGGTGGAGTCGCCGCCGACGTCGTAATCGAATGACCAGTCCTCGACCACGCCGTTGAATACGACGTTGTTGCCGACAACCAGGCGCACTTCCTTGCGCGGTTGGATCTGGCCTAGGTAGGGCGTGCCGAGGTCGGTGGGGTCGTAGCTGCGGTCACGGTTGTCCAGCACCACGCTGGCCTGCCCCACCCGGTACTGCTCAAGCTCGCGGCTGCGGCCACGGCTGATACTGACCGAGCGCACATCCTCCGAAACGTCTTGCAAGATGTCACCGGCCAGCGGGTAGATGCTGGTGACCGTGCCACCTGAGAGCACGCCGCGCACGGCGTCATCAAGGGTGAAGAAGTCCGGCACCACCTGGGAAAGGTCGAAAGCGATTTCAACCTTAGTTTGCGGCAGCGACATCAGGCGCTCACAAAGACCGGGCCGGACAGCCTTTCATAGCGCTTGATGGCGTCCACAATCTCCCGGCCCACCTCGGCGCCGTTAGCGCCCATGCCGGCGTTGACCGTCAGGTTGATGGTGGCGCCGCTGCCGCGCATCATCTGGCGGGTCTTTTCCCCGCGCACCACGGTGGAGTTGACCGACGGCACGATGATCTCCGGGCCGCGCTCACCTACCAGCGTTGGCATACCGGCGAACGCGGTGCCACCGTTGGCGCGGGCAGTAACGTCGATAGTGCCGCCGCTGACGCCGGGGATGCTGTTCACCGCGACGTAGCGCACGCTCACCGTGATGTCGGTGGACAACTGGCGCTGCACGAAATTGCGGAACCGCTCGGCCGCCTTGGTGATGCGGGCGCGGGCGTTGGCCATCATCTCCACCGCTGAGGTATCACCGATGGTGGCGAACGTGGTCGCCATCGGCACACCCAGCGCGGTCTCGGTAAACGTCGCCAGGGCGTTGTAGTTGGTGGTCAGTTGCTCAAGCTGCGCAGGGTTGGCGGCGAAGTAGTTAGCCAGCGCCACCGCTGCATCTGGCGGCAGGGAAAGGATCTTCTGCGCAAGTTGCTCGGGCAGCTGCGTCATTACGCCGGAATTGGCGATAGCCGTCACGGCCTTGGTTTGGTTGGCGATGTCGCCGATGATCGTGGCAGCGATCTGCTCAGGGGTCAGCGGCTTGCCCTCAGCGTCGGTTTGGCTGAAGTCAATCTTGCCGAGAATGGCATTGGTGACGCTGTCGGCGTAGGTGTCCAACTCCTGCTGGGCTTGCTGGATCAGGCTGACCTGGGTGTTGATGACCTCGCGGAACACACCAGCGCGTTCCTGGAAAGCCTTGCCCAAAGCACCGCTGACCGTGACCGCCTTGCCCTCGATCTTGACGGCGGCATCAGTAAACCCTTGCGCTGCCTCTGCCCACTTGATGCGCATGGTGTCGGCGGCTTTAGAGGCGCGAGAGCTGGCGGTGCTGGTGTCCTTGCCAATGTTGTCCAGCATTTCTGAGATAACAAACTTCTGGCCCAGCTTCGCCGCATCGGGCACCTGGCCGGTGCTGATCGCGTAGGACAGCAACGCCTTGGCGGCTGCGGCACCTGAGCGGGCAGTATTGGCGGCGGCGTCGGCGGTGTCGTTGAGGCTGTCAACGACGGCGGGCGTGACGTTGACGACACCTTGCTGGGCGCGGCGGTAATCGGCCCATGCCTCGGTTGTTTGCTCAACATTGCGTCGAGATTGGGCTATGACTTCCAGCGGCGAGATTGTGCTATCAAAATCCATATTGCGAACAATGGAAATGAATCCACGCAATCCACCGCCAGCATCGTCATACACTCTGGCAAGCCGTTGGATCTCGTAGCGCTGATCATCGACCGCTACGTTCATATCCTCAAGACCGGATACGGCAATAGTGATGCCTTCAACAAATAGACCTACACGCTCGCCGAATGTCTCAATGGCTTTGGCAGCGCCAGCAGGTCCACCCGCACTTGAAACGACATCTTGCAAAGCCTTGACAAGACCTTCACCGATACTGGCCCGAGCGTTGTCAACGGCAGCTGTCAATGTGCGCTGAGTGTTGGCGAGACTGTCCGATGTTCGAGCAAAGTCACCGGACGCTGTAGCAGCATCTTTGGTAATAAGTGACCAGGCGGCCTGAGCTTTCGCGGCTGCGTCCAGATCGTCCTTGGTCCTAGCCAGGCCAAGCCTAAACGCCTCTCCCTCAATACGAGCAGCGCTGAGGTTTACGCCTAGTCGACGCAGCGGTTCGGTCTCGCCAACAAGCCCAGAGCGCAAAGCATCAAGGGCGCTTTGCACATCAAGATTGTTGAATGATGCCAAATCACCAGCAAGTTGAACAACGTCGTTGCTAAGTTCGGCAGCAGTGCCTTGGCCAATACCCATGGCGGTAAACAGATTGCCGAACGTGCCGGTAGCTTCTAGAGCAGCCTGCCGGGATAAACCAAGGTTGACGGAGGCACTTTCCGCAAAATCTTCAACGGCACTTGAAGCACTGCCAAACACGGTGCGTGCTTTACTGAGTGACTCTTCCAAGTCGCTGGCGGCAGAAATGCTCTGTCCAGCAAATCGCACAACGCCGTAGGCGGCTGCAGCCGCCGCTGCCGCGATTGCTGCACCAGCAATCTTCATACCGTTGGACATGCCAGAGAACTTGCCCTGGGTTTCCTGCGCGTTGTTCTCTAGCGCCTTGAGATCGGATATGGCGCGCTTGATGTCTTTGTTGTTGTAGTCGCCGTCAATCTTGACGTTGATGCCACCGTAACTACGTGCCACGGGATCTCCTATCGATTGACTTTGGCTATTGCCTGCTCGACAACGCGGGCAATTTCTCGGCGCGCATCATCAACATTGCTAGACCACGCCGGACCCAACGCGCGCGGCCAGGTGCCGTTACCTCGGGCGCTGGTGGAGCCACCGCGCTTGAGGTTCAGGTTGGTGTTGAAGGACTCGCCAGACTTGTTGCGGGAACCGGCGAGACCGTAGATGGCGCCTGCTGCGTTCTTGTTGTAGACCAAGCCGCTGATGGTTCTGAAGCCACTTCGACGGCGACTACGGAAACTAGATTTGACCCCAGCCCTAACAGATGATGAGTCGTAACTCAGGTCACGGTTATTGGTTGTTAGCCACGGCCCCCAGTTGCTCAGGCCACTTTCAGGGTAGGCAGCCTTGGCGTCAGACCTGATGCCCGAGGTTGCATCCTTGACGCCGCGCTGGATCTCGGTCCACAGCTCTTTGTCAAAGCGGAATATCTGCTCAATCTTCTGCGCTGCGCCTTCCACCCTGACGTTCATCCCAGCAGGCATCACGCACCAGCCTTTCGCTGTTCAACTGCACGCCAGCGCAGATAGCGGTACATCGTCGCCAACATGCGCGGTGATTCCTCCGCCAACTGGCTCGGCAACACCCGCCATTCGTAGGCGAGATGCACTAGGAGCCAATGGGCGCTGGACTCTCCAAAGGGACTGGATCGCTCACATCACCGACCACAACGGTGTTGATCTTTTCGCACCACGGGTCAAACTCGTCGGCAAGATTGTTCTTGCGCCGACAGGTTGACCAGGCTAACCAGAGCAGGTACTCCAAGCGCATTTCATTGGCAAAGATGCTGAATGGCTTGTCGAACTTGCGTTCAAAGGCGATCAGGTCGGGAGCGGTCGCGTCGACGTCCACTCCCGACCCGTCGTCGTAAGTGATGTGAAGGGGCACACGCATCATGTCGCAGGACTCCTAATCAGAAGGGTTGTGGCTAGGCGCCAGTGCCGCGGGTGACCGCGCCAGTGATCGGCCAGGTGATACTTTGCGTAGACAAATCGCCCACCGCGCCATCTACTGGATTGATGCCAGTGCAGAGCGCTGAGAAGCTGTATTCAGCATTGGCGCTTCCCGCAGCTGCAGTGCCACCGGGGCGCACCTTGATGGCAACGGTGCCACCGATGCTGGACCAGAACTGCTCGTCAATGCTGCCGGCAGCCATGTCTTGGTGGACGTCCATGGAGAACGTGCCGCCCTTGAGGCCGCCGATCCGTGAGCGCCAGCCCGTGTTGTCGAACGCTGTCACCTCGATGTCGTCAGCTTCGATGGAGAGAGTGACCTGGGCCACGTTGGCCGAGATCGTGCCGTAGGCCGTGCCGCCTGTTGGCGTGAACTGCACGACCGGATCTTTGAGAACGAACTTAGCCATGTGCCTGGCCCTTTCTTATGCAGAGAAAACCTGGACGGTGAAGTCACCGCTCAGGTAGGTGGTGTCACCGACGGTGACTTGGTTGTAGTTGCGCAGGGCTGTAACTCGGCAGTCAAAGGCCTTGCCGCCGAGGGTCTTGTCTCTTTCGATTGCAGCCTTCACGCTGCTGGCACCGCTGCCCGAGCAGTAGTCATCAAGCCGGTTTTGTGCGGTGCGCTCATCCACGCGGCCCACGATGACCATGACAGAGAACTCGTATTCATCGCCGCCGCTGCGCGCAAAAGCGCTGTCGTAGGTGATGGACTGCGGCATCACCACCGCTATCGGTGGAGTCACCTGGTCGGGGATGGTTGCCGATGTGCGCAGCCCTGAGATGGTGGCCAGGTTGGCCGCCAGGCCTGCGCGCAGCTCGCTGAGGGTCGCCATCAGGCAGCCGGATACTTCTTGTAAGGCCGGATCAACATGGCAACGTCGGGGTCAACTCGACCGACGCGCGCGACGCCCATATCTGAAAAGCCCGCGAAACCAAGCGGGCTGTCTAGGCGCTTGAAGATTCTGGCGCCCTGCAGCACGGTGGCTTGCGTGATGACCGTCGGCACGGGTGTAAATCCGTAGGTGCCTTGGATGCGCACGGTGGCTTGCCTGTTCCAGATGGGCAGCAGGTAGTCACCGATCATGCGCAGCCG